AGATGACGGAGACTGGGAAAGAGCTAGCTTTTAATGTGATCAAGTCGATTGTCGCTGATGGTTCAACAAATATCTGGCACTGCCTTCAGACGCTAAACGCTGTGGCTTCGAAGCCTGAGTTCGCAGGCTGTAATATTGTCACTGCTATGCTTACTGACGGACTTCCTAATATCCGTCCACCTTCAAATGATGAGGCAGCTGCGTATAAGTCTCTTATTCGCAACGGCAATCTCAGTACGTTTGGATTTGGGTATGATCTGGACTCGAAGCTTCTGTCTGCTATTGCTAATGTTGGTGGTGGCAGCAACGGATTCGCACCTGACTACTCTATAGTCGGCACTGTATTCATCAACTGGTGTGCGACAATGCTTGCAACTGCATCCAAAGACCGTATGTTTATGGTCAAATATGAGGACGGTACGAGTAGTCAGCACGCAACTGGGCTTGTACAGTACGGGCAGCCTCGTAATATCACGCTACAAGTTTCAAAGAAGCCTGTTTCTGTTTTGATGGATGGTGCTGAGTTTGCTGTGGTTTCTGGACTACATACAGACTACGTGAAGGCGCGTCACGATCTCCTTCAGAGTCTGGCACATTGTATCGGTCACGATGGTGATACAACATCCTACACAGGTCTTTACGCTAAGTGGTCTGGTTCTACAGATTCGAAGGCAAACGAGCTGGTTCGTGATGTCAAGCCTGTTGGCGAAGATGATGAGGGTCAGATCATTATGGCACCGCGATACTGGGCTAAGTGGGGAAAGCACTATTCGCGCTCCTATAAGCGTGCCGTTGAACTCGAGCAGTGCATGAACTTCAAGGATCCTGGTCTTCAGATCTTTGGTGGGACTCTGTTTAAAGAGCTTCAGAAGCAGGGTGACTCAGTCTTCTGTAATTTGCCACCTATTGAACCTACTGGTCGGTTGAATGCTACAGCAGTTCCCACTCCTGTTGCCCCCGCATCTGTTAATATGGGAAGCGTCTTCATGAATCAGAGTGGTGGTTGCTGGGCTCCTGGGTCTAAGGTACTGATGGCTGACGGTAGTCACGTAGCCATTGAGAAACTAGTCCGTGGATCGAAGGTCTGGACGCCCTCAGGTTCTGCTACTGTGACCTATACGCTGGCACTGGGCACCAAGAAGATCTCTCAGGCAATGTGTAATTACGAGGGTCTCTGGATCACACCATGGCACCCTGTGTTGCGGAATGCCACGTGGGTCTTCCCCTCCAGCTACACGACAATCGTGGACCGGATCATGCCATTTGTCTACAATATGATCCTTAGCAGCGATCATATCATTAAGGTTGACGGAGTGCTTACGGTTACGCTAGGACACGGTTTCAAAAATGGGATTGTAGCACACGATTTCTTTGGATCAAGAAAGGCGGTTCTTATGGCGATTGAAGGACTACCTGGCTTTGACTCAGGACATGTAGTTTTCGATGATCTTCGAACAACCAAAAATCCTATTACAGGGGCGATCACAGGTTGGTACAATGGGGCTAGAAATGGGCATTAAACCTATATAAAAAATAATAAAAATAAAAATAAAAATTTAAAAATAGAAAAGGTAAATAAAATATAGTATTTTTATTTGAAAATTGATATAAGGTAGTAGGTTTTTTTTACTAGCAAAAATATGATAGATAATGAAATGATATCCTATAAAGTATTGGGTATCTGTTTCTCTTTAGCTTTAACAATCACCTCAGTTGGTCTTTTGGTAACTGGTTATTATTGTTATTATGGTAAAAATACACTCCCTAATAACAATGCGCGTTGTGAGGATATTTATATTAGCGGTATACTGATGACCTTTCTCATTGGTTGTGCGCTTGTTATATGGTTATTAGTAACTATTGTAGAGAGATGTGAAATATCTGAACCTGTGATTCCTGTTGCTCATGTTATTAAAAGAAAGAATCCGGTTCGACGACGCTCTATTGCCAGCAGCGAAGTCTAGTAATATAATAAAGTAAAAAATGTATTTGATTTTTTAATTTATTAAACAAATAATCTACATGCGCTGGTTTACATTAGGTCGATAGAGAATATCCTGTGCTCTTAGCGACTCATCTAAGAGTGTCAAGTCTTTCAGATCTGAGTTAGTACCGTTGTGGTTCCATATCTTAATGATATGGAAACCCTTTTTGGGGCTAATACTGATACCCACTATCTTGTTCTCAACAGGGCGCTTTGATACCATATCTAGAGAGGCAGCAGCAATATACCTCTGGAAAACATCGAAAGAGAGATTCTGGCTGACTTTGAGGCAATAAGAACCACCTCTGATATTCATACTGTTTTCCCACAATGGGGGGTGGGGGTCACGCATAAAGAACCACATACCGTTATTAAATTTTTCTATGCCAATCGCTGAAAATGTTGACCAAAGAGTCTTATAATCCTTGAACGAGGCAACCTTCTTGTAAGATTCCTCTGTCCAGCTCTGGTCCTGTGTATCATGGTAATACAGGGACCAGGGTCCAGTGAGGAAAAGCTCAGGGATGGGTTCTATTTCGCTCATCCCTCGTGTTTTTTAATAAGCGGGTAGGGCTTAAATGCTTTGTCAAATTTTTCCGCGGCTTACGGGTTATTTAAAACTATTTTTTATATGTAATGAAGGTCTTGATCATTATCTGTTCTAAGTCACCAAATCCTAATATATTTAAGTGTGTAGAGAATTTGTATAATAATCAGATAGCATTAGTTCCTGCGTTTTATAAGATATGTATAGTGGACAGTGATAGCAACGACTTTAGTAATTACGATTTGGTAAAAGCTGCTTACCCTGAGGTCGACATCTGCTTTGTTAAGAATAAAAACTACGAATACGGGGCTTGGTTATACGGATACTCTAAATACCCCGATTATGAGTTGTACATGTGTATCCAAGATGGCATATTTATTAAGAAGCCTATACCTTTGCTTACAGTTAATAGCGGGTATGCGTTTATTTGGCAGTACTATGACGGATTTAATAACATGTTAAATGGAAAAGAAATAGCGTTTACGTTTCTAGAGTTGGCTGGCTTTAACTATAAGGCGACAATCGATACTAGTTTTTCTATGGCAACTCATTGTTCTTTTATAACTACGAATGAAACTATGGAGGATATATTTTATCTGTACCCTTTGGCGCCCGAAAACAAGGAGGGTTCGTGTTTATATGAACGGTTGTTTGGACTGTATTTCTTGTTCAAAAATATTCCGACGAAAAATCTTGCCATATACTGTTCTAAGATACACGGACTACGTGCTTAAGATTGTCATGGGGTCGCGGCATTGAGGGCAAAGTACGTCGTTTCGGTTGTTTAGTTCAAATTTAATATTCTATTTTCTGTTACGACGCGTCTTCTTTTTGCCACCGTTTGTTTTTTTTGTTTTAGTAACCAAGATGTCGTGGTCAATACCGCCATACGAATCGCGTATTAACCAAGATTGGTCTAATTTGCGCAGGAGACGGAAACGTGTATCTTCCTCTTCTGAGAGCATGCTTGCGAAATACTCTTTTACTGAGTTGGTCTCTTTTAGCTCTTCCCTATTATAAAGCTTTGTCGGGAGAGGGGTATCTGGGTAAACTATTGAGTTAAGAAGATTCTGTAGCATTTCGTCACTGGTATAGAGATATTTAACCGTGCCGTCTTTTTGTTCGTAACCAATAGTTAGCATTGCACTTATTTTGTACTAGGAATTTTTATTTTAGATCGAGTTGCCAAGCGATTTTATTGAAGTATGATAGTTTAAGTGTGTTAAATAGTTCGTCTATAAGTTCGTTTTTGAAATAGTCGCAGGGTTTTTCGGTGAGCTTGAACACCCTTTTGATTGTCTTTGGCTTCTTCGTATTTTTTTGGTTTTTTATTTATATATACTATTAGATACCTATTTAAAAATAGATGTCTAAAAATATTTGCTGTCACTATTTTCTTTTACAGTCATTACTGCGATTTTTGAAGTTTTTAAGACTTTGTATCGCAGTATGATATAAAATATATAAATGTCTCCACTTTAGTTGGAATAAGCCAACCCGCCCATACCACTCATAATTCTCAAGACGTTGTAGTTCGTCGCGTAGACACGGACCTGGGCAGATAGGGAGGCGGAGACCGTGTTGTTGGAGAGAGTTAGGATGAGTGTGGCATTGTCGATACGGGAGAAGTTGCAAGTGCCAGAGGGCTGGTGGTCCTCGGGCTTCAGGGCGAAGGAGTAGACGTTGATACCGACGGCGGGGATGTTGGTGTGGTGCTGGAAGGGCTGGACCAAGTTGAAGTAGCGACCCTCACGGACAGTGAAACGATCGTGACCGTTGAGCTGGACAAGTGCCGTGACTACAGGGTTCTTGCCGGCAAGACCCTCAACACGGGTGACGGAGTAGCCAGACTCCAGGACGGCGCGGTCCCACCAGTCGGAGTAGTTGAAGGGCTGCTGCCCCTTCCAGGGTCCAACTACGAGGTCATCGCAGCTGACGAAGGAGTCACGCTGTACTACCCACACAAGCTCCTTGCAAGGGTGGTTGAAGTTGAGGCGGATCTTGTTGGCAGAGCTGGTTACGGACTCGCCGCCCGTGAACTGGAGCTGCTCGATCAGGTACTCGTGAGAGACCTGGGCGAAGCGTCTGCGCTCATCCGTGTCGAGGTAGATGTAGTCGACGTATAGGGAGGCGCTGACCAAGCCACTCTGGGCGACGCGGTCGCGGACAGTGTGACCAGGGGAGACAGTCATGTCCCAGCAGAGGTTGTTGAGCTGCTCGAACTCCAGGTTGATCTTAACCTCGTGGTACTGGAGAGCAATCAAAGGGAGAGCAAGACCGGGGTTGCGGCAGAACCAGAACTGGAGAGGAATATAGAGAGTGTACTCAGGGGCACACTTGAGGACCTCGGAGGTTGCGTTAGGCTCGCCAGAGGAGCAGTCGTTGTCGCAGTCCTCGCCACCCTGGGTTAGCAGGTTAACTAGCTGGGGGACATTGCCAACCATGTCGGCATAGCCCGCCTGCTTGCCAGGCTCCTGGGTGAGCTCATTCCAGATGTGGAGCCAGTCACCGTAGTGCTTGTCGATCTTCTGTCCACCAATCTCGAGCTCAACGTTGTTGATCAAGTTGTGACCGACCCAGTTTAGCCAGCGGAACTGGGCACCAGAGCCGTCAGTGGACTGGAGGGTGACCTTGGGTAGAGTGGCCTGTAGGTAGATGCGGTAGATCAAGTCGCCATTGCGCTGGATCGTG